CAAGTACTACCAGGACCTGGTCTCCAAGGTTGGCCCCGAGTATGCGGGACTGATCGTTGGAGACGAGGGCGACGGAGTCTACTCCAACGGTGCGTATCACTACCAGAAGACGCACTCTGCGGACAGTGCCTCTAACGTCACGCAGCGGACAAACATGTCTGCTCGCGACGCCTGGGATTCTGCCATGAAGTCCAAGGGCTGGCAGCAGTACAACTCCGCGATGAACGGTGTGTACGCCGAGCTGTTCAAGCGTGGCCTTACATCGGTAGATGACGAAGGGGCGGAGGACCTGAAGGATCAGCAGAAGGCTATCGTCTACGTGCTGAGCAAGAACTCCTTCGCCGACGGGTCCAGTAACCCGTTCTACAACGAACAGTGGGAGAAGGACTTCAGCCAGCTCGATAAGGGCAAGTATGACCGCACTGCCTTCGATCTCCAGAAGGTGGTCGAGGATCCCGAGCTGTGGTCCAAGGCCGTCGGCCCTAACGGGACCGTCGGCATCAGGTCGGACATCTACACCCTTAGGGCCTACCTCGACCAGCGTAAGCAGATGACCATCGCTCTCGCCCAGCGAAAGATCGCGGGCGGTTCAGACGACATCAATGCGCAGGACAATGCGGACCTGAAGGGTATGTGGGGCAAGTTCACGGTCGGCCTTATAGAGGCCGACACCAGGTTCGCCTGGGTGCACTCGCGCTACTTCGCAACCGACATGGGATTCAACATGGATTCCAGTGTCAGCCAGCAGGATCAGCAGGCCATGGAGACATCGCCCGACACGCTGACAGGACAGGTCCAGCCCAACATCTTCGACATCATGGCGCAGGAGGGAGATACGGGTGGCGCTACAGTCTGACGGCAGCACTGGTGGGGGAGCCGGGGGAACCTCCGGCTACTCCCCCTCCCAGTCCAAGACCGACAAGAAGAACACCAACAGCTTCAATGATGCTGTGAAGAAGGCGAGTCAGAGTATGGGTTCATCCCAGACTCGTTCCGCCAAAGACCCGCCGGTGTACCTGGGGGCTAAGTACAAGCCTGGCACCCAGGACTACTACGACATGATCCGTCGAGGTCGCTCGGCGGACAACGTCATGAACCTCTCGCAAGCTCAGCAGATGTACTTCGGTTTCGACCAGAAGACAAGGGACAAGTTTCTGAGTCAGCTTCAGCTTGCTGGCTATGATGCCAGCACGCTTAACGACAACAAGCTGTCTCAGCTCTGGGCTGGCTATGTTGCTCAAGCCGCTGGCTACTATGCCAGCGGTAAGAAGGTAACGCCTTGGGACGTCATCGCAAAGGATATGCAGCAGAGGGAAGCCACTGCCGCTCAGCCCCGCACGGTGACCTCCACTCAGGTACAGGCGAACGAGTCCACCCGGACGGACGCTTCGGCCCTCTTCGAGCAGGCTGCAACCAGCCTGCTTGGCAGGGCTCCCACGAAGTCCGAGTCTTCTAAGTTCTTCGGTGCACTGAACAAGTACGAGAAGGCTAACCCGACAGTCACGACTACCACTTCGAACTACTCTGGCGAAGGTGATCTCACCAGTCAGAGCAGCACGTCGAAGGGTGGAGTGAGTGCGGACGCTCGTGCCTACCTGGCAGAGCAGCAGGCTAAGGCCGACCCCGAGTACGGGGCCTACCAGGCGGCGACAACGTACATGGGTGCGTTGATGCAGGCAATCAAGGGAGTGTGATCATGGCAGTCGGCGGTGGATCCATTGCGAGCTTCGCTCAGCAATTCACAGGGACCCCTTACCAGTGGGGTGGCAATAGCCTCAAGACTGGCGTCGACTGCTCTGGTCTCGTTCAGCAGGTCTACAAGCACTTCGGCATTTCACTCCCCCGCACCACCTACGCTCAGATTGGTGTAGGTAAGGGGGTCAGCATGAACCAGCTCAAGGCTGGGGATCTGGTGTTCTTTGACACTGACCCCAAGTCGGCAGGTGCCGACCATGTCGGCATCTACATCGGTAACGGTATGATCATTCATGCTGCACGCCCCGGAGAGGGCGTGAAGATAGACAGCCTCAAGTCCGGCTACTACGAGTCCCACTTCATGGGCGCTCGCAGGGTGGGTGGAGTGGAGGGCGGTGGGGCCGCAGGCGACTGGAGCCCGACTGACACTAAGCGGCTCTCTCCGGAAGAGCTCGCCTCTGAGTACGGCTTCGCATACGGGTTCCTCAACAGCAACCCTGAGATCAAGAAGATCTTCTCCGAGGCGGTAGCCAACACCTGGTCGCCCGCTCAGTTCACCGCCAAGCTCCAGCAGACCAAGTGGTGGAGGACCAACTCCTCCACCATGCGACAGGCCCAAGTCGAAAAGAACACGGATCCCGCCACCTACAACGCCAAGATTGCTGCGGCTAAGGTGCAGGTTATCCAGCTCGCCGGTGAGATCGGAGCCAGCATCCCTGGCTCCAAGCTCGGCAAGATTGTGGAGAGCGTGGTCGCCACCGGGCTTGATGAGGATGGGCTGAGGAATGTGCTCGGTCAGTACGTCAAGTTCCAAGGCAATGGCAGCACCCTGAACGGCGAGGCCGGTCAGGTCGAGCACGACATCAAGCAGTACGCGTACTCGCAGGGCGTCAAGCTGGATAAGCAGACCATCAAGAATCAGGCTCAGCTTGTGGTCCGCAAGATCGGCACAGCCCAGGACATGAAGGCTCAGATTCAGGCGCAAGCCGAAAGCCTGTATCCTGCATATTCCGAGCAGCTCAAGGGCGGGCAGACGATGCTCGACATCGCCAACCCTTACATTCAGCAGATGGCGCAGGATTTGGACCTTCCAGTAACCAGCGTCACTCTCGATGACCCGCTGATCAAGCGAGCCCTTAATGGGCTCGACTCAAAGGGTAAGCCGATTGGCCTGGACGTCCCCGACTTCGAGAGGCTCATCCGGAATGACCCTAGGTGGGCTCAGTCCAACAAGACTCAGGACGACGTGATGCAGGCGGGCAAGAAGGTGCTCACCGACATGGGGCTGCTTAGCGAGGGAGGGCAGAAGTGACCACATTCGCTCAGCTCATCCATGGTATTGGCGTGCAGGAGTCCGGCAACAACTACCACGTAGTCAACTCCATCGGAGCCGTTGGCAAGTATCAGGTCATGAAGGCCAATATCCCGAGCTGGTCTCGGGAGATCCTCGGCCACTCGATCACCTGGCAGCAGTTCCGGGATTCGCCTGCGTTGCAAGAGAAGATCGTGCAGGGCAAGCTGCGGAAGTACTTCAACAAGTACGGCGCCGCTGGCGCCGCAGCCATGTGGTACTCAGGTCAGCCGAATCCTAACAAGACCTACGGCAACCCTCCGGTCTACAAGTACGTCAACTCGGTTATCGGCATCGCCAATAGATATAGCGGCACCTCCCTCCCGGGGGGAGGGGGTGGCGGTGGGGCTACCAGTACCGGTAGCGGGTACATCGCACCTACCGCAGTCCACCTGAGCACTTCGGAACTGGCTGCCCAGTACGGCTTCACCTCTTCGTTCCTCAACTCGAACCCCGAGCTGAAGAAGCTGTTCCAGAATGCCGTGAGTGGCCAGTGGAGTGCCGACAAGTTCAAGGCTTCACTCCAGAACACCAAGTGGTGGAGGGGTCACTCCAGCAGCGAGCGCCAGTACCTGATGGATCGCTACATGGACCCCGCCACCGGTCACCAGAACCTGGCACAGAACCAGGTGCGAGCCCGTCAGATCGGCAACCAGCTCGGTATCGTCGAGACGGCCTACACCAAGAAGAAGATTGCCACGGCCGCCTACAACATGACGGCCAAGGGCTGGGACGAGAACCAGGTCCGCTACTACCTCGGCCAGTACGTCTACTTCTCTGGTGGCAAGCACCAGGGTCAGGGTGGCGAAGAGTGGGATGCACTCCACGAGTACGCCTACTCTATGGGCATCACGATGAAGAGTGACTGGTATGCAGACAAGTCCCGCAATATCGTGCGAGGCATTGCCACTGAGCAGGACTACAAGAACGAGATCCTGAACAAGGCTAAGGCCGCCTTCCCGATGTACACCAAGCAACTTGAGGGTGGGCAGACGGTAGCCGATATTGCCCAGCCCTACCTTCAGTCGATGTCGCAGATCCTGGAGCTGCCTGGAGGCAGCATCAACCTGTTCGATCCGACTATCAAGAAGGCGCTCCAGTACAAGAACCCAACCACGAGCAAGCTGGAAGCCAAGCCGTTGTGGCAGTTCGAGAACGACCTTCGAGCGGATCCCCGCTGGAAGAAGACACAGAACGCACAGGACAGCATGATGCAGGTGGCACACCAGGTGCTGACTGACTTCGGCGTGAAGTACTAGGGAGGGTAGATGACGACACCTATAACCAGGAATCTGCCCTCATGGGCTGCCGCTGCTTCCGTGGCTCACGCTGCGGCTGCTGGCCCGACTCCGGTGCCCGGCGACTCCGATGAGGCGTACCAGCGATACGTGACACTGATCGACGCACAGATCAAGAGTTCACAGAAGACGCTGGCTACACAGAATGCCAGGCTGGCAAGCCTGAAGAAGATGAAGGGCAGTACTGCGGCGGCGAAGAAGAAGATCGCCCAGCAGATCAACCTTCAGACGAATCTCATCAAGGCCACCACGGCTAAGCTCAACATGCAGCAGACCAGCAAGGTAAACAAGACTAACCAGTATTACAAGGATACCGGCCAGTACAGCAAGCTGCTTGAGGGCGCCAACCGGGACGCCTTCATGGCTATCGAATCCCTCTTCAAGGGGTACGGTCTTGAGTCCCTGGCTGGCAAGATCTACGACTATGTAAAGAACGGGTACTCGGGCGACACGATCTCCATCCTGCTTCAGGACACACCCGAGTACAAGACTCGCTTCTCTGGTAACGAGGCACGGAAGGCTGCGGGTCTTCCTGTGCTCTCGCCTGGTGAGTACCTGTCCACCGAATCCTCGTATCGACAGATCATGCAGCAGGCCGGACTTCCGGTCGGCTACTACGATCAGCCGAGCGACTTCGCTAACTGGATTGGCAAGGATGTCAGCCCTACCGAGATTCAGACTCGGGTGGATCTGGCTACACAGGCTACGGTTCTCGCGAACCCCGCCTATAAGCAGGCGCTCAATCAGATGGGTATCGATGACGCTCACCTAACCGCCTACTTCCTCGACACGACCAAGGCTCTTCCGTTCGTGCAGAAGGCTGCGGCTACCGCAGCTATCGGTGCGCAGGCTCTCGCTACTGGACTGGGCTTCGATCAGTCCTATGCTGAGCAACTCGCCACGGCTGGCGTCACGCAGGATCAGGCCAAGCAGGGCTATCAAGATATCGCCCAGGCTTCGCAGACTATGAACACCCTCGGCAAGATCTACGGCGAGGCGTGGAACCAGCGGACATCAGAGCAACTGACGTTCGAGGGTAACGCAGAAGCGGCAGCCAAGAAGGGCCGCCTGCTCTCACAGGAGAGAGGGTCCTTCTCGGGCTCTGGTGGGGGCGCTAAGGGTCTGGGAGGTCTCACCCAGGCTGGTGGTGCACAGTAGTATTGCGGGCCCTTAGGGGCCCGTTCATGGCCTATGGCTCAACGGCAGAGCAACGCACTGTTAATGCGTAGGTTGCAGGTTCGAATCCTGCTAGGCCAGCCATCGCAGGGATCGACCGGCCCCCTGGGTGTTCAGAAGTCCGGATCTAAACGACGAGCGTGCCTTCACCACCCCTGGTGCTGGTATTGGCGTCACAATTTTGGGAGGCTCTCATGAGCAACTGGGGTTTCGATGACAACGACGACAACTCGCAGGCTGGCAACGACAGCGAACTGAGTGGGCCGAAGGCTCTGCGTAGTGCGTATGAGGCGATGAAGAAGCAGAACGATGAGCTCAACCAGAAGCTGACGAGTTTCCTGGAGGAGCAGAACAAGGCTAAGCTCGCCTCTGTGTTTGAGAACCTGGGGATTCCTGGTGCGACTGCGGTCTACCAGGGCCCGGCTGACCCGAAGGCTGCCGAAGAGTGGGCTAAGTCCATGCAGGCTGTCTTCAACACCAGCAACCAGGGCGGAACTCCGCCCGTCGCCGAGGCACAGCAGTCCGCTGAGCCGACGCTCCCTGCATCCATGCAGGCGCAGTTCGAGCGCATGTCCGAGGCTGGCCAGGGTGGTAACCCGACCGGCAACTTTGACGCAGCGAATGCTGCTATCGGCGACGCTTCCAGTAACGCTGACATCATTGCGGCTTTCGATAGACTGAACCGCATGTAACCAACATTTAGGTGGTGACAAACCATGGCTAACGCTTTCACCGGCACTACGGCGATGGCGAACCTCGTCCAGACCGCGTATGACCGCGCTCTTGAGTTCGCCCTTCGCGCCCAGCCCATGTTCCGCATGGTTGCGGACAAGCGACCCGTCCAGCAGGCCATGCCTGGCTCGTCGGTCGTGTTCTCCCTGTACCAGGACCTCGCTCAGGCGATCACTCCGCTGAACGAGCTTGTCGACCCGGACGCCGTTGCGGCCGGTAACCCGACCACGGTGTCCGTCACGCTCAACGAGTACGGTAACGCCATCCTGGTCTCCAACAAGCTGGACCTGTTCAGCTTCACCGACGTGACCGCCGGTCTCGTCAACCAGGTCGCCTGGAACCTGATCGACTCCATCGACCTTCTGGTCCAGAACGTCCTCGCTACGGGCACGCAGACGGTCCGTCGTAACCCGGGCACCGGTGCCGTGACCTACGGCTTTGGTGCTACCCCGACGAACCCGACCGCCCTCACGGCGATCGACAACTCGGCCAACTCCACCCTGTCCTCGGACGTTGCTCGCTTCTCGGTGACGCAGCTTCGGACCAACAAGGTCCACCCGAACAAGGGCAGCTACTACACGGCGTATGTCCACCCTCAGGCGTCCTACGACCTGAAGCGTGAGACTGGCGCTGGCTCGTGGCGTCAGCCGCACGAGTACTCGGCTCCCGGTAACATCTGGGCGTCCGAGATCGGTGAGTACGAGGGTGCTTGCTACATCGAGACCCCGCGTGCGCAGAACGTCCAGTCCGGTGCGGGTGCCGGTGGCACCCAGACCCGCGTGTTCAACACCTACTACACCGGCCAGCAGGCTCTTGCTGAGGCGGTTGCGGAGGAGTTCCACACGGTTCGCGGTCCGGTCGTCGACAAGCTGACTCGCTTCCAGCCGCTCGGCTGGTACGGTGTCGCTGGTTGGTCGCTCTACCGTCCGGAGTCCCTGATTGTGGCGCAGACGTCCTCGACGGCTCGCCCGAACGCCTGATCTAGCTAGGGGCCCTTCGGGGCCCCTTCGCTCCAACCCCAAGGAGGATACATGTCAGGTCTTGACAATACGTCCTACACCGTCCGCTCAAGCGCGGTTGCGACGACTCTCACGAACAACGACTCGGTGCTTCTGGTCTCCCCGACCGGCGGCTCGATCAACATCACGGTGCCGGATGCTACGACCCTTCAGCCGGGCCGTGCGTTCATCGTCCGGCGTGACGCCACGGCCACCAACACGGTGACCCTGGTTCGCTCTGGTGCGAACACCATCAACGGCGCCACCTCGCTCGCGGTCGGTTCCGCTGGTGCGGTCGGCTCTGCTGAGATCTACTCCGACGGAACTAACTGGTTCTCGCTCGGCACGTCCGTCTGATTGAAAGGGGGCCCTTGTGGCTACATGGATATTCACCACGCCTACGGTCGCTGAGGCTCCCTTTGCGTGGAACCCGCTCATGGAGCGGTACCGCATGAATCGTGCACTATCGGTGCAGGAGGTGTCTCCCGGCGTATTTGCGACGACAAGATACAGCGCATACACCGATGAGATAGGCGCTCTCAACTTTCCGCCGAACCCGAATGCCGGGGACACCACCTTCTGGCCAGCCCCCTCGGCTGGCCTCCGCTTCTACCGTGGCGGGTACGAGTGGCTAGTAAGCAGCCAGGACCGAGCCGACCTTATCGCATCCGGCGTGGTCGACGCCAGCAACTTCGTCCTCTCCCCTGCCGGTCAAGGCTTTGGAGAAGGCGGATTCGGAGAGGGAGGATTTGGAGACTGATGGCTTACACGCCTATCGCACCAGGGTCGGCTGACTGGGATGTCCCGGTCAATGCCGCATTCACCAGTCAGGATGCCCGCATCACCGCCAACGAGGGCAACATCACCTCGAACAGCGCCAATATAGCCACGCTGATAGCGCGGCTCCCTAACCTCGCACGCAAGACGGCCGACCAGGCTGTCACCAACACCACGACCTACGCAGACGCTGCCGACCTAGTCGTTGCGGTAACCGCTGGCAACACATACAAAGTCGAGGGCTTCTTTGTCTACACCACGCTTACGGCGGCTGGCATCAACCTCAAACTGACCGGCCCTACGGGAACTGGTACGTGGAACTTTGCCACGCTCTCTGGTGGCGGCTCCACCGACACTGGCACTGTTCGGTATTCGATGTCCAGCAATGGTGTCGGCACGTCCCGCACGGGCGGTACGGCCTCCGTTGGGGCGGGCAACGAACTCACTGGCTATGTGCGTGGCATCTTCCAGCCCACAGCCAACGGCAGCCTTCAGTTCGCATTCACCCAAAACTCAGCGAATGCTACAGCCACCACGCTCAAGGCTAACTCGTGGCTCGAACTCACCCGAATGAACTAGGAGGAACGATGGCTGCTAAGCCGAACAAGAAGGCTCCCCTCGGTCAGGGTGGTCGCTTCGCTGCGGTCGCCAAGGCTGCTGGTGGAGGCAAGAAGGGTGCCGCTATCGCGGCAGCCGCAGGACGTAAAAAGTATGGCGCCAAGAAGATGGCGGCTATGGCTGCGAAGGGACGGAAGAAGAAGTGATTAACCCTCGACTCAACCCCGAAGACGGTCCCGCCGACGACCTGTATGGCAACCGGGACACCGACACCGAGAACTTCCCCACCACTATTGGTGGTCCGGGCGGTAAGGCCACGCTCACCGAGAACGACGAGAAGGGCATCCTGGAAGAGATCGTCTTCGATGCGATGAACGTCTACAAGCACGCTGAGCTGAACTTCAGTCACGACTCTCACCGGCAGGGCATCTACCGCCAGGATGGCGGTAAGTATGGCGACTGACAACCTTCCCGCGTGGGTGCACACCGGAGTTAACAAGCTCTCTCGTGAGCGGATCGGTAAGCCGATCCACATCCCTGTCGCCAATCACCAGCCGGTGAGCGCGAAGCCTGTGCTGAGCACTCAGCCCGCCCAGGCCAGCACCGTGCAGGCCAAGGCCCTTCGGGCGCAGACTGCGGCGCAGAGCCACAACGTCTTCCGACCCGACATCTACCGAGTGAGTGAAGGATACCTGAACTGATGGCAGTAGCTAAGACTCCCGTAAAGGCCGAGGTTAAGCCCCTCCTTGAGAGGGGCTCCATCGTGAATCTTGAGAAGGGTGGGCGCACGCTCACCGGACTTGAGGTCCTTGACTGGGATGAGAACTTCGTCAAGTTCCGGTGGAACATCACCATCTCACCGCAGACTGAGATCGTCCTCATCCCGTGGGTCAAGATCGAGGCCATCGGCCTGGTCAACGAGCGGTGAGCTGCTCTTCTACCTGCGCAACGAAGGATCACAAGACGTGGGGAGAGTGCGTGAGGTCCAAGGGGCTTCAGCTCTCCCCGCACGTCAATGAATCCTACGGGTCCAAGCAGAAGCGGTGGGACAAGGATCTTAATCACTATGAATCCGCAGTAAACCAGGGGCTCCAGCCCAAGGGTACTCAGCGGCACCAGGTGGATGCCGCGATAAAGGAGGCTGATAGTGGCTGAACTGACAGTACGAATAGATGGAGTGGTGCCCGGTGGTTCTTCTCTTCCGGTAGCCCAGTCCGCACCCGCCAAGTCTTCCGCACCCGTAGTCACCAACGTGTTGGCCGCCTCTGCGGCTGGCGATCAGACTCTGTTCTCTCTTACTTCGGGGCAGATATGGTACGGCTTCGTCGCCCTTACGGCGACGCTCACCGGCGCCAACAAGACCGCAACAATCACCATCAACAATCTTGGCGGTTCGGCGACGCCGGATCCTGGCACCGACATCGCTGGCCTGACGCTCAAGACCACAACCGCCACGGATGCCATTGCTGGCGAGACGCACACGCCCTACTTCTACATCTATGCGGGCGGTAGTGACAACGATCTGCATGTCGCCGTGTCTGGTGACCCGTCAACCGTTCTTGCGACCGCCTACGGCTACCTTCTCTCCTAAGGAGAATCATGGCAACGAGTTTCGACCAACTAGTCTCAAGGGTAAAGCAGCAGCTTCTCGGGTACACGAGAGACCAGGCGTCGATCTCGTACCTCACGGCGAACATGAGCTCTAGTGCACTCACGTTCAATGTGGATCCTGACACGGTGACCAACATATCTCGTGGTCTTGTTGAGATCGGTGACGAACTTCTGCTCGTCAAGAGCTACGACAGGGCTTCAGGCACGGTCACCGTGATTCCTCCGGGGCGTGGTGCTGAAGGCACCAGCGCCGCAGCGCATGTCACCAACGACATGGTGACCGACGACCCGATGTTCCCTCGGGCCCGCATCAAGGAAGCCATTAACGACACGATCAACGGAACCTACCCGGACCTGTGGGTCTTTGGTGAGTATGAGTTCCCGAAGATCGCAGCACGCTACGAGTATCCCCTGCCTGTCGAGGTTGAGGATGTCTACAAGGTGACCGTGAATACCATCGGCCCTTCGGCCGTATGGTTCCCGCTCTCCTCGTGGAGGTTCAACCCCGTCGCGTCTACCACCGCCGGTCAGGTCAAGCCCACGCCCACACCTACTGGCAAGACTCTTCAGATCATGAGGGACTTCGTGGTCCCCGGCCGTAACATCAGGGTTACTTACTCGAAGAAGCCCAACACCCTTGTTGGTAACTCGGATGACTTCGAGGCCACCACCGGCTACCCCGAGCGTTACGTGGACCTGATCACGTACGGCGCCTGCTGGCGCCTCCTTCCCGCATACGAAGCAGCCCGACTTCAGCAGTCCCAGATCGAGGCAACCGAGCGTGCGCCGCTGGTTCCTACTGGTGCTGGCTCTCAGTCCGCTCAGTACTACCTGTCGCTGTACCAGCGCAGGCTCCAGGAGGAGCGTGACAGGCTGTTCCGCCTGTTCGACAACTACCAGCACTTCAACTCCTGATTGTCCTGCCAGCGCCGCGAACAATGACGCTCACGTGAGTCTGGCTCATGCCAACCTCGTCGGCTATGGCCTGTTGAGTCATGCCAGACTCGCGCATTTCGCGCACCTCGGCAATCACTTCATCGCTGAACTTCGCCCTACCGTGTTGTTCGTTCGTGGCCCATCGACCACGTCCGCGCTCATCTCGATCTCGAATGTTGTCGGCGTGAGTTCCATTCTCAAGATGGTCAGGGTTGACGCATTTGCGATTGTCGCACTTGTGTCGACAGACCTCAGGCCAATATCCGTTCCACAGGAAGAAGGACAGGCGATGCGCAAGTATGCGCTTCTTCTCTCGGCGAAGCTCGCCGTAACCGGTCTTATGCAGGAAGCCGGTCCACTCCCAGCAGCCATCTTTGGTGACCGTGGAGCGGGATTCAATGTAGCTCTTCGTGAGCGGTTTCGTATTCACACCTCAAGTGTACCATACTTCAATAGCTAAGGAGGCGTTGTGGCTCAGTCCAGGTACTACTCGTCCATCGCTCAGCAGACTACTCTCACCAGCGGTGTGACCCCCACTGGAACCACGATCATCGTAGCCTCTACGGCAGGCTTCCCGGGGTCACTTCCCTACACGCTAGCCCTCGACTACGGCTCGGCCTCCGAGGAGCTGGTCGAGGTTACCGGTGCTGCCGGTCTGACCCTCACGGTCACCCGCTCCATCGACGGAACGTCCGGCTCAAGCCACAACCCCGGAGCCGTGGTTCGCCACGTAAGCTCCGCTCGGGACTTCACTGACTCCAGGGTCCATGA